CTGAATCGCATTATTATCAAATGCGTATTCAGAATCTTCACCCTTAACCTTTAGTTCGGGCTTCGTTTCTTCCTGACGAATTAACGACTTAATACTGCCATCCGTTCGGAATGTTGCAAACTTATCCGTCCAGCCAGCCGTTGTTAAACGCGGATTAACCGCCGCACGTATGGTGAGATTTTCCATATCAAATGTACTAGCCGCCGCTTCACGCACCATGGTTAATGCCGACTGAGTAACAAACTGCAAGCCCACCGGCACCATCACCAAGAAACTGTTTGCTGTTTCATTTAATGGCTCACCCTGATCATCTACAAACGTATACATTTGACCGATTGATTTAAGAATTGCTTGTTGCATTTCTTCCGGGCTCGGCAGCGTTACAACACCATGTGTTTTAGCGGGCAAAGCCGAAATATCAGTTGTGATAAGATTGCTTTGTGCACCACTTTCGCCTTCACTGTGGTCTGTATCAAAATAATACTCACCGTCATAACACAGCGTTGATTCACCATTAACAATTAACGTTGATAACAGGCTGGCAAAATGCGTGTTGCCACGCTCAGCAAATTCATTAAGACGCGCCTGCAACTGACCCGTTTTGTCACGACGTAAATCTTTCAGCAAAATATCAATAGTCGCTTCAAATAACTTGTTTGCGATATCAATACCGTTAGTTGTAAAGCCTTTAGCATTACGACCACCAACCCATTCTTGAAGCGCTGGTACCATGCTCAACCATTTATAGCTTTCGCTCGCCTGGTCACTGGTAAAGTAATTTGAAATTGCGTCGATCCAGCCCGCAGCGGTCTGAGTTTCTAACGCCTGATAATACATGCCGATAATGGCACGTGATGAGAGTTCTTGTGCACTCATACTTTAATTCCTTATTCTAAATTGAAAATTAGGTTATCTGGTCACTGCCAGCTTTACGCTTGGCGTGCCCAGGTGCCGCGCATTTCTGATACGGCATAACCATCTGCATCACCAGAATTAAGCGTGACAAAATCACCACGACGTTGAGTTGCTTTGGTAAGGATTAAATCCTTATTATCAGCACCGGTAATATCAGGTCCCATGATCATATCTACTGCAGCAGGGTCGACCGTGACCGCCGTTGTACCAAATGCACCAATTGCCAGAATGGTAATACCACTTAAACCATCCGCAATGGCTGGCAGCGTAAGCGCATCAGCATCACCATCAGCATCAACACAGAATAATTTGCCTGCATCTTCTGCATCAAATGTTTTGGCAGCACTCAGCGTTTCACGCACTGTTTTATGGCTCCATGGATCCTGATAATTCAGCGCATCAAACGCAACGATTACCACGCCAGAACTTACAAAGCGATGCACAAAACCAATGAACACAGCGCCCACAGGATTAAACGTAAACGTGTCATCATCGGTTGCATAAACCGGCTGGCCAAAATCGGTAATAACTGCGCCCGTAACAGATAGTTTTGCTTTGCCGCTTTCAACGGTGCGCACATTAATATCTGCCGCGTTACCTGCTGAATTATCTGCTGTTTCTTCTGCAAAGCCTGCAAATTTATCCGCAGAGGTTAAAGGTTGAGCGTGGCCAGTTGCATCAACTAAACCAACGGCCGCGCCTTCATAAATGATATCCGATGCAATCACCGGAATTTCGTTACGTGTGCCTGTCTCGAAAGTACGAGCGACAGCTGCAGCGAGTGTTGTCATAATGGTATTCCTTCTTTAAATAATTAAAGAGTTAAAAAGTTAAATCGATTAACCGTGATTACAAATTAAGCCGCTGATTTTTTACCGGCAACTTTTACGCAGCCTTTATCATTTGCTTTTTTGTATGAAAGGAACGTATCAAAATTGCCGCCAAACTCAGCCTGCAAATCTTGACTCTTATCCCACTCAGCCTGCGCACGATCTTCAACCGTGCCGGATGCCGCTGCTGATGCTGCATCATTATTTGCCGCATCTTCAACAGGCTCAGGCGCATCTTTCTTTTGTGCATTAAATGCATCTGTACCCGCTGTACGTTCAGCACTTAACACCTGCACCGCTGCTTCTGGACCAGTTGTTTTGCCATCGAATGCAAGCGTGTTAATCAGGTCTTCATGGCCTGCCATTGCTTGCGCCATTACGCCCTGAATACGAGCAAGCTCAGCTGTTGCACCTTCTGTTTTGCCTTTCGCAAATGCATCAGATTCAATTGCCTTAACAATTTCAGGATGGTTTTCCGTTAAAAATACACGGGTAATTTCCGGCCCTTTGGCTGCCGGCTTATCATCATTAGAAGCCATTATATGACTACCTCCACTGGTTGAACCGGACAGCCCGGCGATTACTTCTTCAAGCGTTGATACACGATCTGCCATTTTCAGCTTGACCGCTTCAACACCCATTCTCATGTCGCCCTGACCAAAATTAGCCAGAACATAATCAACTGAAACGCCGCGATACTCTGCGACATCTTCAACAAATACTTGTGCCAGTGCATCGATGCGCGTTTGAATTTGTTCGCGACCTTCTGGGGTATTTACATCAACGCGTTTTTTAGGGGATTGGCTACTTACAATTTCTATTGAGTTTTCACTTTTTCGTGTATCTAGCCCAACTACTGCACCTACAGAACCCACCTCAGATGTTTTACTGACAACAATCTCATTAGCCGCTGCTGCCATCCAATAGCCTGCAGATGCCGCCATGTTGTCTACGTATGCAGTAACGTGCGTTTTTGAATTACGTACCATCTGAGCAAACTCAGAAATACCAGCCGCTATTCCACCTGGTGTATCAAACACCATAACAATATCGTTAATGGCCGGATCTTCATCCGCTGCTGTGAAATCACGCGCTAATATATCGATTGATGTAGCGCCACTGATTTGTGTAAATAAATTGGCATAACGAAACACAGGACCCGTCACAGAGATAATTGCAACGCCATCCCTCACACTTACATCACGTGCGTTTTGCAATGGTCGACCCAACCGAGCCTCAACCGCCTCTGGCGATTCATTTTCACGCCGCGCAATAGCTGAGATTGTTTCCAGCATGTCAGGCTGAATAGCCCAAGGTTGAGCCGCAACCATATCGAATGCACTCACGCGACTTGTGTTTATATTTTTTTCTGACATTCTGTTGCTCCAATAAAAAAGCCCGCTAAGTGCGGGCTTAATTTATTCATCATCTTTTGTCGTTTCGACTTCAACCATTGTAATCTGCGGCTCAAGGTCTGCATCAACTCGTTTTCTATGTTCTTTAGTTCGCTGACGATGCTTGCGATCCCAATCACCACCGGTTAATTGAACCGTATTTTCTGCAGCGGTAATCCAACCGCGATCTTCCATCACCGCACGGCCATTTGCCTCTTTAAGCACATCGAGAACTGGTTTTGTTGGGCCTATCCATTCGGCACCAAGGTATGCAGCACGCATTGCAGGGTCACGCATAAAGCCCGGCGCACTAATGCGACCTAATGCAACCGCTTCATAAAACCATGCTTCATATACAGGCTGACAGAAGTTATCGGCCAGCCATTTACGGCGTGATCGAAAGAACACCCAAGCCTGTTCAATAGCAGCCTTTGATGCACTGTAACTTGAGTTAAATTGCATCATTAATATTTCAAATGGCAACTCAAGCGCTACACCAATCTGCTTAAGTATGGCCATTACAAACGGGTCGAATGCCTGATTCGGTCTACCGGGGTTTGCTGTATCTATTTTTTCATTTACACCCAAATCAACGATTGAGCCACTACCCAGTTTCAATTCATCGTCATCGGATCCAAACTCTTTTTTAAAGCCCGCAATTTCTTCTAGTGAAAAATCACCCTCGGTGTGTACAAACACGGTGAACATACCAGACACAACTGCCGCCATAAGCTCGGCATCTGTGTATTCACCGAGCTGCTTTAAGGCCTCAATAACTGGCGCTAAGTCTGGCACACCTCGTGTTTGGCCAGGGCGACGCTTACGGAATAAGTGCAACACATTTTTACGGCCTGTTTCTTCTCCATAAGCATCAATTTTTGTCCACTTTAAGCCGGCTCGATTAATACTGCCTGGATGCTTATTTGTAAAGTGGTAACGAACTGGCGCACCGTATTCATCTTTCTCGATACCACCAGCAACTTTTTCTGTATCTCTGGCATTACCTTCATTACATACTCTATCAGCTTCAATTATTTGAACTGCTAAACTGTATGGATTATTTTCGCGCTTGATATAAGGCAACAAAGCAAATGAATCACCACTTTCTAACGTAGTTAAAAAAGCCAATTCCTGTTGTGCATAAAAGTTTAGTGTGCGCGCTACATCACAATCGGGTGACTCGGCGAACAAACGAAACTCGCGCTCTATGGTTTGCTCAAGCGCTTCAGCCTGCTCTTCATCTAAACCAAGGTATTGCGCATCAATGCGAGCATGCAAGCGCAAGCCTGTACCCACGACGTTTGCAACTTTTGTATTAAGTGCACCGCCTGCTATTGGGTTGTTGCGAACATGGTCACGCGAACGCTCACGCAAGGTAGGCAAATCATCCAATATGTTGCTATCTGCATCGCCATCATTGGTTGACCATGATTGAGTGGCACGACGTTTTTTTGATGCACCGGTATAACCACCCGCCAATGCCATAGCCACCCGTGCTTTACGGCGCTGCAAACCTTTAACCGGATTAAAATAACTAACAACGCTATCTGCAATTGTTGGCTTAACCGACTCAACCACTTTTTTAACTTCTTGCAGGCTCATTAATTACCCACCGGTACAGCTTGACGCATACGAGCACCACCACGAAATAAACGCTTCACACGTTTATCCCAGGTATCGATACCATCTTGTATTTCTTTTAGATTTGCACGGTTTAATGTACGCCCGCCAATCGTGTACGACTGCCCAGCAAGCACACGTTCTTCTGCCGCCATGTACAGTGCTAATTTAGCCTCAGCATCAGCCAGTGAAATACCTGCCATTATCGTGTTACCCCTTTACTGCGAACACCGCGTTTTCTAAATGACGATGCTTCGCGCACATTATCTTTAATTTTTAGGTCAATCTGATCGTTGTTGTTCCATTCAGCCGCCCATGATGGTGGATTATCCCAATCTATTTCTTTTCGCCTTTCTTCAATTAACAATATTTTATTAAGAGCTTTTCCATAACTAAATAAGTCAAACGATTCATTGCGAGCTTTGCTGGGGTTATCCCAACCTTTATCATCACGAACCTCAACGGTGAGCTCTTCATAAAACCAATTACCCAACCAATCTGGAAAATGAATAAATCCTTGCCCTTGCTCTGTTCGTTTTAAATCTGCACTCACACCATCTTTAGAAAGTGTCGTATTCAACAACCAAACGGGAATTTCCCCTTTAGCATTTGCTTTTCTTGCCGAATTATTAGAATTATCTGGATATGATTTTTTAACCAATGGAATGTTTGCATTGGGTTTCGGCCTAGTACCTTTCGTTAAAAAAAATCGCTTTGTTAAACCTTGTTTTTTAATTTTTTGATAAAACTTATAAGCATTAGCCGTAACACCTGGCTCGCCTGCTGAATCACTTATTGTTGCCAGTATCGCCATTCTACGGCCCGAATCATCATCTAGTTCGTAACTTTTTTTAATTACCTTATCAATAATCAAATCCCAATCTTCAATATAACTAGCTGGATCCAGCAAAGTAACATCATCATGCGATTTTCGATTTGATATTTTTATATCAAATCGATCAATCAACCAACACTCATAGCCAACGCCGTAACCGCTTACCTGTACAACAAACCGGCCTTTTTGAACATCGATCTTAGCCAGTAAATAACGGACACCTTCCGGAACTTTATGTTTATTGGATTTCTCTGCACGCTTTTCAATATCAGATGCAACGATATCGCTTTGCATTCGTCGTGGCAGATACGGCGCGCCCTGGTCAACATTAACCGTTGTTTTAAGTGACTCCTCAGTACCAGTCACCTCATATTCACGCTGTGCGTTCAAGTATTTTTCAATTAAAGAAAGCCAGCTTTGATATGCCGCAGCTATACCGGGAAACCAAAAAGTTGCAAATTTTGTTTTGCGTCGCTCACCCACCACTTTCCCATCGATAATTTCACAGCCTTCTGGTACCCACAAACCAGAGGCATTCATTTCTTTTTTGTTTTTATCATCAATGATGCAACCATTTGCACCACAAATAGCACCGTATTTTCCATGCACTTGCGGATCGGTTACGCCAAATAAGTCTTTATCATATTTATATGACAAGCCTTCAACACCCGGTGGCGGCATATAATACTCACCACATTCCGGGCACTTCCAATAATACCGACGACGATCACCCAGATTAAATAATGACAAAGCCCCGCGAGTTGGCGGGGCTTCGTGTGGTGTTCGTGGCGTCCATTTCGGATCGAGTATTTCAAACCCCGGCGAAGTTTCTGCCAACGTCATTCCTCGACTCAAAAAGGTTGTTGTTCGTTTTTGCGATAACGCAAAAGGCGAGCCCTCTTTATCAATATCTTGCGGCATCCGATCATAATCGGTAAGCAGCATGTTTTTTATAGCCTTACCAGATAGCTGATTGATTGAAGGCCAGCCAATCGATAAAATATTACCCGCTCTAAAAACCTTATCAAACGTATTATCGTTTTTACCACCGGGCGCCAGCTCAGCTCCCAAATCT